GCAATTAAAGATTTATCTTTTATAAAAGATTGTTCTTCTTTTAACTTATCATATTCTTTTAATGGAATTGAAACATAAGATTCTCTTTGTGTTTCATTCTCATAAGTTAAATTTTCTCTGTCTTCTTGAGACTCATTCATCTACAGCCTCTGTATTATCAACTTCAATTGACTTAACTTTTTCTGCAAAATAATCTTTACTAACAAAACTTGGTTCAGTATTAACCTCACCGATAGCACCACTTTGTCCATCATCATCTATTAAAGTATCTATACTTGTTGTATTTAGTTCATTTAACTTTTCATTATTTCTAGTTATCTTCTTTTTTAGATGGTTTTTTAATTCACCTATTCTTACATACAAAATTTTATCTATAGATGGATTAATTCCATACATAGGTAAATCATTAAGAGCTGAAATAATTCTTCTAAATCCTCTAGCTCTTTTTTCTAATTGAGTTATTTGTGCTTCATTAATCGTCATAATCCCTTTCCAATATCATTTCTAAATAATGCATAGCTTTTTCTATATCCTTCCTCTTTCCTTTTCTTTGATGTCTACAAATATATTTAATAGCATTACCTTCTGCAAACTCTAAATTATTTTCATTAATAAATTCTGCAGGTTGAATCTTCATATGACTATAATGAGACCCATCCACTTGTTTACTTAATGAAGTATAGGTAGTACCTTTAAACATATCTTTACTTGTCATAACTTATTCCTAAATGAAACAAGTGGGAGACATACATATAGTTTATTAACAATTTTCCTTTCATAATTAATTAACACTCCCACTTAATTACATAGCAAGAGGACCTTCTTCAGCCATCCTTGCTCTTCTCTTGTCTCTTTCTGTAGGTTCTAAACTATTATTCAAATCATCTATAGTCCAATGAGGATTCTTTTTTAATTTTTTAACAATCCATTTATAAGACCAAGGTTGTAAACGTAGAGTAGTTCCTTGCCAATAATGAGTTTGATTAGGTAATAATTTAAATACATTCTTAACATTAACTTTCTTTTGTTCTTCAGCATTTAATAAACCTTTAAGCCACTCAACCATAATATGTTTAGCTTTGTTTCTTATCCTACTCATTTGTTTAGTATTCATTTCTAGCTTTTCTTTTTACAATATATGTTAATAATTTATCTGATTTTGAAAATTGCTCTAACCTATTATCAGCAAGATGTTTAAATCCTGGTCGTTTTCTGTTACGACAAAACTTATCTCGTTCATTAGCTTGTCTTTGTCTTCGGTCTAAACCTAAAAAAACTTTATCATTCCACATCCACTTATCCCACAATGTATAATGAACATTATTTGTGTCTAACCATTTTGCAAATCTTTTCATAGTATTTATTTTTAATAAATTAATTTTCATTATTCTGTATCCATCATAGGAGCATTAACAATAGGTTCTAATTCATCCTGTAATTTTTCAGATATTGTTTGAGAACCATTACTACTCATATTATAAAAAGTATATTTAACAGTTAGTTCCTCTCCTCCTGCAATATCTTTTATAGTAACTAAATTATATTTAATATAATTATCAGTATGTAATTTTGTTTTAACACAATTAGGGTCATCTGAATGATTTACAAATCCACCTAAAGGTGTACGAATTAATTCATCCTTTATCTTAATATGAGATGTTCCAAGATTTGTACCCTGTTTTAAAAAAAATAAAGTAAACAAACCAAATCCCTGTATCTTACTCTTCTCAATTCTAAGTCCTTCAGGTAATGGTTTATACAGTTTTTCTTTTTCCATAAGTTTTTAATTCCTCTGAAAAGTTTGGAGTTATCTCTTCAACATTCGGTTGTCTATTTACTTCAGCTAAATAAACATACCTATTAGAATATTTAAATACTCTTAATCCTTTTCCATCATTAGCATCTTTATAACATTCCCATTTATGTGCACAAAACTGACAACCAATAGGTAAAGATTTATTTCCACCTTTAGTTTCAGATAATTGATAACATCTATCAGGTGGTGTCTTACTCTTTAAAGTATCTTGTAAAGTTTTAATTAAATTTGGAACATTAGGTTTAGCTAACTCATCAGGTTTATAGAAACAAACATCTCCACTTGATTTATCCATAACCAAGAAACCTCCGCCAGTTGTACCCATCCCTGCTTCATATCCTGATAGCTGGGCATGATAACCAAATGGGTCATCACCAACTAACTCTCCTGTTTTAAATTTCTTAAAACTAAATGATGATGCTGACTTAACATCACACACTTCACCATCTACTGTCGCATCTATATGTCCTTTAATATTATCTATCTCTACTTTCTTTTGTTGGTCTCCTATTTTATGTCCAGTTAATTCTGCTAGATATAATAATAAATGTTCTAAGATATGTCCATATAAAAATTTAATATTTAAACTAGCATCATAAGATTTAGTTTTCTTTGGACTAAATCTATCATACCATAATTGTCTAGGTGGTTTACCTAGTACTGACATTCTTAACTTCCCATCTTTTTCTCTAACAGGATTGTTCCATGAATTAAAAGCTTCCTTAATATTCTTAAGAAACTTATCCATGTTTTCTTCTGTGACGTTAGCAGGTTTCCCATTTGATATTCCAGCTACTAATGTTTTAATATCAGTTGCTATTGTATCAATGCGTTTCTGCCCAGTTGTTTCCGATTTTATATTTTCCATCTAAGGGACACCTTATTTTTAATTCCTTTCCTGCCTCTCTTATTGATTGTACTGCTAAGTTTCCAAACTCTTCGGCTCTACTATCTTCAACCTCATATTGAAACTCATCATGTACATTAACAATAGGATAAGCTTTGATTCGTTTATTTATAACATATTGGTCTAGTAGTGTCAACGCTTTCTTCATAACACACGCACCAGCACCCTGTAATAGGGTGTTTAACGCAGCATGGGGGTGTCTTATGAGGATTTTTCTTTGGTCGAGACCTCTGAGCCATCTTTTTTGAGCCACTCCATCCACTCTTTCTCGTAGTCGTTTAAAACTTGGTGTAGCTCTAAGAAATTTTTCTTTAACTCTTTCTCCATCTCTTTCAGACCTTTTGATGATACTTCCGATTTTTTTTGAACCTGCTCCATAAATGAGTGCGTATATAAATGTCTTCGCCTCATCTCTTGACTCCAAGCCAGTCCTAATCTGATTTGTTGTGTGTATATCTCCATTAATGATTTCATTTGTGTATTCCTTATCGTTCATGTAGTGTGCTAACATCCTCAACTCAAGTCCTGAAGCATCAACACCTACTAATTTATAACCTTTGTTTGCAATCCATAACTGCCTACATTCTTTTCCGTAAGGAGAGTACACAGCAGGAATCTGTGCCATGTTGGGCGACTGGTGTGACATTCTTCCAGTAATAGTACCATTGGTAATTACTTTGCCATGTACTCTTCCATCTTCTCTGATAGCTTCAATCCAAGAACTGACTTGAGCAATTCTTTTCTGAAGCATGAGAAATTTATTAATAAGTCTTGCTTCAGGAATATTTTTAATTTCTGACAAAACTTTTTCATCTACAATAGTATGTTTCTTTTCTGTAAATTTCTTAGGTTTCCATCCTAACATAACTAATCGTTCAGCTATCTGTTGACGTGAACCTAAATTAAATTCTTTATATTTAACCTTTGTAAAAGGCACTCCCTTAACATATCCTCTAGATTTATTATTTGATTTAGGAATAAATTCTGTTTCTATTTTTAGTGGAGGAAAAGTTTTTCTTACGATAGTTTGAAGCTCATTCATATCTTCTTGAAACTTAGCTTGTAACATATGAGCACCTACAACATCTATCATAAATCCTTTTTTATGTTGTCGTTGAATAATCTTGGCAACTTTATGTTCTAACTCAATAGACTCTCCAAAATCTTCCATCTTTCTACCAAGAAATTTATATAACTTCTCTGTTAAATCAACATCATTCCTACAATACTTTAACATCTCTTCACTAAAATAATCAAAGTTATTAAACTCAATTTTCTTTTTATAAAGTTTTTCACCCCAGTTTTTTAATGAGTGTCCACCCTCTAGCATAGGATTAAGTAATCTAGATAAAACTAATGTATCAGTTATCTTACAATTTTTAAATATATCATATCCAAAAAATTTATTTAATACTGGTATATCAAATCCAATAATGTTATGTCCTATAACTTCTTTAGTTTGTTTTAAAAAATCTACAAACCTATGTACTCTATCTTCTTTAAATTGATAATAAGTATTGTTATGTTTACAAACAATACACCAAATTTTATCTACGTTAAGAGTTGTTTCAATATCAAATATTACTTTATCAAAAGTCACTTGATGTTACCTCTGCTAATCTGCCAGTATCCATATCATACTTTAAGTCACAACAAGGTCCAGTAATACCTGAGAATCTATTCTTTAACACTCTTACCTTAGTGGTATGTCGGATTTCAGGGTCATCGTGCTGTGCGTCTCTCTCAAGCCCTATAACCATGTCACTTAACTGACCTATAGAAGCCGAACCTCTTAGTTGAGATAGAGATGTAGCTGCACCCTCTTCATGTCCTTTACCATCAGGTCTCCTTAAATGTGAGACTACTATCATAGCTATACCTGTTTCTTGTACAAGAGTTCTAAGTCTAGTCATTATTTCATCTAAAGCTTTTCTCTCATCTCCATGTGACTGGTCTGATACTATAATACTAACATGGTCTATGATAATATATTTACAATCTAATCCTTTAGCTAAATATCTTACTCTTGAAATTATATTATCAATAGTGTTAGAACCAAAATGGTCAAACAAAAATACTCTACCACTACCTGTAGTTGCATCAAAATGTTTTTGCCATTCTTCTTTAGAAATATGAACATCAGGTAAATGTAATCTTTGATTAGCTTCAATACTCATAATACCTTTAGATGTTATAACTGGGGTCTC